TTTCCTTTTGAAAAATGAGTTAGGTGTAACATTACTTTTAAAGTTATACTTAACTGCGTCATAACTATCTTGCTCAAAATGTAACTTAAGAGCATTATATAGTTTGTATGATTCAAAAGGGTCAGTCACTAGACCATGACCCCTTCATATAGAGCTTCAACATCTTCTATCTCACCGACCACTTCACTTAAGTTTTGCTTATGGTGTATGTTGGCCATCTTACGAAGATGCTTCTTATTGACTTCTACATCATCTGCGCATGATTCAATAGCTTCTTTAATGAACTCTCGTTCAGCTGCCATGCGAGACATCGACATTGAAATCTCTTCGATGCATCCTTTGATGCGTTTTTTGTCTGCGTCACTTGACGGTATAATTACTGTACTCATATTGTTCTCCTTTAGATTGGTAAAGTATTTTTCTTCTTTCCGCGAATAAGATTCAAGTTAGTAGCTTCCACTGTTAACTTCTCTTTAATAGAATCCGATAGTAGTTTCTTAACGTTCCTATAATCCATACCTCTTAATTCAATGATGTAAGTCATTGCATCGATATAGCTCATTTTGTTTTTGACTACACACGCTTCTATTGCTTGAGTGAATCTTTTCTTGGTCATTATTTTATGTTCTAGTTCTTCCATAATTATTAGTTGAGTTATAAAACTCTTAATAAGATGCAATCCTTATTAATCCTACCGCTAGGTTTTTTGACCTTGGTAGTTAAAGCCGATAGGATTTTATCTATTTGCTTTTCAGTTTTAGTTAAAATCTGAGGTAACACATCATCTGGTTTCCTCAATGTAGTACACATGGATTCTTTATCATCCCAATTATATACTGTTGAACCTCTTACTTCAAACCCGCCTGAAGTGTCATTGTAATACTTAGTCAATTGCTTGTTCTTAGTATTATATACGTAGAGTTTATTCCTCTTAGGAATCATGATTGGATTGACTGACACTAATTTGGCGGCATCATCTCTTTCCATGTATTGCAAGTTCTTAATCTGTGCATCAGAAGCTTTAGGCATTTTAGCCTTTGGTATTCTTGTTGCCTTATTATTATCTTTTAATCTCTGAATGTCTGCGAAGATCTTATCCATAGTATTCATCATCTTCTTAAGGTTACTCTTCTTAATATGAGAGTATGCCTCTTCAGCTTGTTCACAATTTTTGTTATAAGCATCACTGACTAGATCATATTCGAACTGTACATAAGTGGCAAACATGTTAACTGCTGCACCTTTGATCTTATGTAGTTGTAATAAACTATAGGTAGGAAATCTAATATCATCAAACTCACCATCTATCCATTTATCAACAACCATCTCATCCCATTCGGCGTACATTGTTTGCATGACTTTAGCACGCATTCTTTCTTGAATAGGAATAACAACTGGCTTTGGTACATGCTTTAGATCTTCTTTTATCTTATAACCTTCAACTAGAACTGCGTCTAATGAAGTTTTAATCCTTGCAAGGTAGTTACCTTTTACATCATCAACATGCATTCTTTCTAATGGAAATCCAGCATTGTACATACGAATATTAATTCCTACGCCAGCTGCTACCTTCCAATCAGGCAACTTCTTCAGTGCTCTAATGTCATCTTCAGAATAGTTTAATTGCTTAGTGCAATATTCTAAGATGAACGGTAAGTTAGTTTTTGTTGTGTGGAAGTAGTTATACCAATGTGAGCCTTGTGAATATTCGGTAGTAAGCTTCTTATCAGCTATTACTGCTCCGTGATAATTAGGCTCAGGTCCTAGATATTTGTCCTCTAAACTTGGACCTCTTCTTTTCTTTTTTGCTACCATATTTAACTCCTATTGTTTTGTTGATATAATCTATTATAACATACTTTCTTATAAATGTACACTGTTATTTTAAATTAAAAAGGTGGCCCTCACTTTATCCCCGCGTTGTGATAAGGAGTTAATTTAGGGAGTGAGGGCCATTGATCTTAAGCTCTACCTCTGGTATAAGCTTGTAATAGTGATTCACCTTCCAACTTTTCTCCAAAGGTGTGAATTACTTTTCCGTCTTTTGACCTAACGATTAGGCCGTTGTTATATTCTATGTCTTGGACGCCACCATCTTCTGTGTCTTGTGGTCTATCATCATATGCCATAGAGTTTAATTGATGAGCGTGTAGAGATCTAACTCCTGATGCCCATTTTTCGGCTTCTATTAAAAGTCGTTGTCTTTCTACCACGCTATCGTATTCACTCATTAGTGTATACTCACACCAGGTATTTTCATACCAAGTTCTGCTTGTGTGATTAATTCTTTAAGCTTTTGATTCCACATCTGTTTGAATTCAGTATTCTGTGCGTTATCTCTAGCGTTCTTAAGAGCTATAGCTCTACGTGTTACGTTGTTCATTTCTTCTTCCCAATTATACCATGTAGACATATACATCCAACCTTTCAGCGTGCTTGAGTGGTAATGACTGGTCATACCCTCTTGGGTGACGACCATCAGCTAGTGCTGCAGCAGTCCTAGGACCTCGTCCTTGGCACTTAACTCTATATCTTTTATTCTTTGGCTCGATCTCAGTAGTCCAACCGCTTTGAAATCTATAATTATTCATTTTATCATTCACTGCAGCCATTTTATTTATGGCTTTAATGGTTGTCCTAATGGTTTCAAGTTCTAACATATCACCTGCGCTTGCAGTGTGTGCTGTCATTACATAACTATTACTTGTATGACTCATATTATCTCTCCAGTGAACTTATATCAGATTGTACGTTAGATACACTTGCATCTATATCGCTAACTCTGCCTTCCATCGAATCGACGGTTGATTGGAGATCAGCTAATTGATTAGTAACTCCATCAAGCGTTACGACGATAGCTTCTAATAAAGCGGCAATGTTGTTTACTTCCATCTTAGTTCCACTCCTGATCCATACCACTTGCGTTGTATGCATCCATTATAGAACTATTCTCTAAGAACCTTTTGGTATCTTTTTCAGAGTAGTACATGTTTTCTGGTGAATTAAGATCTAGAGAACCAACTGCTTGGTGTCCAGCTTTCTTGACTGATGCAGTAAGCTTTTTGTGAAGTTTCATTTCTTCTTTAAGAGCTTTCTTGCGATTATCCAATTTGATTATAGAGGCTTGAAAATTAATTTCCTCTTGTTTTTTGGCTTGAGCTTTTTCAGCTGCCATTTTGATCATTTCTAATCTATTCATAATGTAGACTCCTTATCTATTATTATTTTTTAATATAGGTATATTATACCATAGTTCTAAGCAAATGTAAAGGTTTATTTTCACTTATTTTCATTTATTTCAGCATTATGTTCATGCATAATTGCTTCAAGCTTCCTTATTCTAGCTTGTTCTTTGTCTTCAGCAATCATGATAGATGTCATTAATGCAAACCCACCTGCGCAGATTGTAATAAAGATAACGATTATTGTTTCAAAATCCATGTTATTTTCCTATGTACTCTACTTCACTACGAGGGACTACTTGATAAGCACCCTTGTTGTATGCAGGTGCTAAGGTATAACCCTTGGAAGCTTCTATTTTGTATGACTGATCTTCAGCCGGCACATACTTTGCAGGACCACTGTAAGATGGATATTTTGCATTGTGTGCTTCAATTTCTATTTGTCTTAAACTCTTAACGGGTTTATATGGGACAAATAATTCTTTAGATCTACGCACGGGTGCGAGAGCTTTACTTTTACGCTTACGACCACACGGGCTGTAACGAAGTGAGCCAATCATATTCAAGCTGCGTCCTCTTCTTTAGGGTATTTTTCCCAATAGATGTTATCAGATATAGTGCAATCAAGATCATCAAAATCATTTTCAGCATCTCTTGCTTTATCTTCGAAAGGACTAACTAAGTCATATATAGCTGATTCAAGATCATTCACTGCATTTCTTACTTGAGCTACTTCGTATGATATATCAATATCATTGTCTTCAGCTAAGCTTTCGATTTGAGTGTAAATCGCCATAGGAGCATCGTTATATTTGATATCCCTAGTTGTGTTATTCACTGTACTGACCAAAGACTTAAGATCGTACTTAAGGCTTTCTAGTCTTTCTAATTCTACTTTCATTTCATTCATATTCATAATCTATTCCTCGTTTTCCTTAAACCATTCGTTAAGATCTTTCTCTAGGACAAAGTCACCGTCATCCATAAGGTATTCAGCCTTATAGTTTTCACGATCATTACTCCATGATTCAGTCTTCTCTAGTATTCCAGCTTTCATCCAACCGTCATCACGGTTATCAGTAACTTTTAAGAAGTTAATGTTGCCGCCAACGATGTTGAACTGAGTTACACTTTCCCAATCTTCACAAACTTTTGCTTGGTGAAGCTCTACTGAGACATCAGTGATGTACTCATCCATGCCACCGTTTGACTGTTTAAAGTCGGTGCAGATGTAAGGCTTAATCTGTGCTACAAGAGTAGCGATTTCATTACGCTCTATCTCACCACAGTTTGGCATTACATATGTAGAACCACCCTTAAATTTCATGTAAGGATTTTCTCTAGAACCGTAGTTCTCGAGGTACTGAGTTTGCACTACTAATTTTTTCATTACGCTGCCTCCAACATTGTTAACGGAACATCCCAGCGTTGGCCATCGATGCTTATGATTGCTTTTTTGACTTTGATCTTTAAGATCTCGCCAGTCATAAATCCACGTCTTCCATTAAAGGAAACGTTATCACCAACTGTAAACATAGCCTTGGCTTGTCTAGCGGCTTGATTTCTAAGCACTGATTGTTGAAATTTTACAGCTTGAATCACTGCGTTAAGGTCTGCCATGTTATCGATCTGGCCTATCATATTTATCACTTTTTTCATAATTAACTCCAATTAATTTAATTTATAATACTATTATACCATACTTCTAAGCAAAAGTAAAGGTTTATTTTCGTTTATTTTCGTTTATTTTCATTACTCCACCGACCATGACATAGTCATAGGGTAAAGAACGATATCAGTGGGTGTATTCTTGTGTGCATCGTACTCGGCTTGGGTGATGAATTTTGCGTCTTCCATCCACTCTTTGTCTGTCCAATTCTCTTCGGCTAGATCAATCGCGATGATTTCATTTATAGCTTCTATTCTAGTCATATATTCTCACCCTTTTTCATTATTTAATATAGCTATTATACCATACTTTTAGGCATATGTACACCTTTATTTACACTTTATTTAGATCATTTAGTTATAAGGAAAGCATTTCTTATACAAAGGAAGCTCTAGTCTTGTGGCTTCACGTTCCCACGGTTGGTTCTCATATTGCCATCCATCAGCCTTTCTGCCTTTCCATACCCACCGGTGGTTACTGCCATCTAGCTCTCCTCTGAAGTATTGCTTAATGTGGACCATCTCATGGGCTAGGGTTACCATCATATCTTCGTATGCTATCTTTTCTTTCTCAACCCATCTTGCTATCTTGATCTCGGCTACACCTTCTTTCTTACATCCCCAGCCACAACCATACATACCTTCTAGGCGAGTAACGAATCTAATGTGGATGAGTTTGTTCTTTAGACGGTGGATATTCAGTTCTCTACATAGCAGGCCTACGTATTCGTCCACCACAGCAGAAGCTTTAATTCTGCCATCTATCAGGACGGTGATACCGTTGTATTGTGATAATCCCATATTTCATGCCTTGTATGATTATTTGATATACTATTATACCATGCTTTTAGGCGTATGTACAGGCTTTTCTTAGATCATTTAGTTATATAAGGTGCATATATGGTTATAAGCTCTTCTTTCCCTTTAACCTTAATTTGACCTATTTGCCTCGATTCGATCTGTACGAGTTGCTCCATTGTGTGACTAGAGATAATAGTCTTGTTCTCTAAGTACTCACCCCGTGCTGCTGTAGCTTCCAGTCTTGCAGCAAGGTTAACAGCATCTCCAATAACGGAGTAATCAAATCTGGATTCACTGCCCATATTACCAACAATACAATCTCCAGTATTGACACCAGTGCCAACATTAATGTCAGGTAAGCCGCGTTTCTTGTAAACGTCTTTGAGTTCATTTGTCTTTGCCTCTATTTCTATTGCCGATTTGACTGCCATTTCGGCATGATTAGAGCATGCTAATGGTGCATTCCAAAATGCCATTATACAATCACCCATGTATTTATCTATCGTTCCACCGTTTGCTAATATGATCTTTGTCATAGCATCTAGGAACTCATTGACCAGTTCTACCAATCCTTCAGGATCGTCTTTATTCTTATAGAATTCTGATATGGGGGTGAACCCTACA